TAGCCACACTACTGGTAGAATGTCTGAGAAAGATGAGGAGGAGATATGAGTAGAATAGGTAATTATATATTAGGAGTACAGGAAAATGCAGCTAACTTTAGATATCGAAACAACATCAGCAATGGATCACATTTGGTGTTGTGGTGTGCAGAGTACAGTAGACAAAGCACCGCGAGTGCTAGTGAATCCAATGCAATTAGATCAGCATTTAAAGAGTACGAGCAGTGTTGTAGGACACAACATTATCTCATTCGACGCACCTAAGATTAAGGAGCTATGGCATGTTGACATACCTACTGTCAAACTACGGGATACACTTTTACTATCTCGCTTGTATCATCCTCGGTTACTCGGTGGTCATTCACTGGCAGCGTGGGGAGATAGGTTGGGTTATCCTAAGCTGGACTTTACTGATTACGATGGCGGTCTTACAGATAGTATGAAGAAGTATTGTAAGGTGGATGTGGAGATAACACAGAAGTTAGACACCCACCTTACGCAGCTGCTGGGTGAGGCTGGCTTCAGTGACTACAGCATTGAGCTGGAGCATAATGTGGCAGTCATACTAGCACAACAGGAACGTAATGGATTCAAGTTAGACCAAGAAAGAGCCAGTAAGTTACTGACTGAGTTGATGGGGAGAATGAATGAGATTGAAAGAACAGTTCAACAAATCTTTCCACCAAAGGTGGAGGAGAGGGTATCAGAGAAAACAGGCAAGAGACTTAAAGATAAAGTCACAGTGTTCAACCTTGGTAGTAGGAAGCAAATTGCCCAGCGACTCCAAGAGAAAGGAATAGTGTTCAAGGATAAGACTGAGAAAGGTAATATCATTGTCAATGAGAAAACCTTAGCTGGTATCAATCTACCTGAAGCACGTTTGATAGTTGAATATCTTACACTACAGAAACGTGTAGGACAGGTGGACAACTGGGTTAATGCAGTGGCAGATAATGGTAGAGTACATGGTAAGGTGATAACTAATGGTGCTGTCTCTGGACGTATGACGCATCAAAGCCCTAACATGGCACAATGCCCTGCTGCTAAGGCTGACAAGGTAACAGGCGAGCTGCTGTGGGGTGAGGACTGTACATATAGCACTGACCTACGGGCCTGTTGGATTGTCGAGGAGGGTAATGTTCTCACTGGTATAGACGCATCTGGTTTAGAATTGAGAATGCTTGCCCATTACATGAACGATAGTGATTACACTAAGCAACTACTAGAAGGAGATATACATACTTATAATCAGAACATGGCAGGACTCGCGTCACGTGCCCAAGCAAAAACTTTTATCTACGCCCTAATCTATGGTGGTGGTGTGGCTAAGATAGGTGAGATAGCAGGAGGCTCACCCAGACGAGGCAAGCAGTTGGTTGATCAGTTCATGAGGAACTTACCAGCCTATGCTAAATTAAAAAATAAAGTGTTGACAGCCATGCGGAAACATGGTACTATACAGGGGTTGGATGGCAGGAGATTAAGAGTTGAGTCAGAACATTCAGCTTTGAATTTTCTCTTGCAGTCAGCAGGGGCTATCGTAATGAAGCAAGCCCTAGTTATTCTTGATCGATTGTTGAAAGAGAATAACATTTGGTACAAGTTCGTAGCCAATGTTCATGATGAGTGGCAGATTGAAACCACATCCGAACATGCGAATCTTGTAGGTAAGTTAGGAGTACAAGCCATCATTGAAGCTGGTGAATACTTTAATATGAATTGCCCATTGGACGGTGAATATAGGATCGGTAACAACTGGGCAGAAACGCACTAGGAAACTGCAACAAGGTCTAGTGCAACTTAATGTTTAAATTAAACTAAGGAAAAATCCATGCAAAATCACGACACATTAAAGATAGAAGGCACAGCATACTGGTTCTCATTCCTAGAAAAGAATGAAATGTCTGATAAGTATCAGGTAGATATTAGTGAGCTGTCTGAGGCCCAAGTAGATCGCCTTGAAAGTATGGGCATCAATGTTAAGAACAAAGGCGATGACCGTGGTTACTTTGTAACTGCCAAGGCAGTGAAGTATGCGCCTCGTGTTGACGATGCCGATGGCTTCAAGATGACAGACCCAGTAGGTAATGGTTCTAAGTGTACGTTTATTGTACGCCCTTATGACTATAACTTTAGAGGTAAGTCAGGTGTAGCTTTAGGTATTAGTAAAGCACGTGTCAATGAACTGGTTCGGTTTGAATCTGCTGACGCTGACTACGATGATATCCCTAGCCTATGATACTACTCATTGACGCAGACATACTATGTTATCGTATAGGTTTTGCCTGTGAAAATGAGAGTGAGGGGGTTGCTCGTAAGACTATGAGTAACTTCCTCACCAACATCATTGAAGATTTAGTAATGGCTTCAGATGATGATGATCATGCGGTTGAACTTTACTTAACAGGTAAAGGTAACTTCCGTCACGACTATGCTGTTACAGCAGAGTATAAAGGTAATCGTAAGAAGAACAGGAAACCTTACCACTTACCCATGCTTAGAGACTATTTGGTTTCTAAGCATGGAGCAATTGTAACACAAGGGGAGGAGACAGACGATCGTATAGCAATACGTGCTACACAAGCTGGTGATACATCTATCATCGTATCTCTTGACAAGGACTTTGATCAGGTGCAGGGTTGGCACTATAACTTTGTTAAGAAAGATAAGTATTATGTTGAGGCAGATGAGGGTGTCTTTAATTTCTATGTTCAATTCCTGACAGGTGACAGTGCGGATAACATCATAGGAGTTAGAGGCATTGGCCCTGTCAAGGCTAAGAAGTTACTTGAAGATAAGACTGAGATAGAAATGTTCAACACTTGTGTAGATAAACTAGGCAGTGAGGAGAGAGCTATTGAGAACGGTATACTCTTATACTTACGCAGACAGGATGATGAGATATGGCAACCACCAAGACCCGTAACAACGGACGATGGACAGAAGCTAGATACAAGTCCTTCATAGTCTCTGCTTTACGTGGGGCGCATAGTAAATGGGGAGTCAAGGCAGACGTTAAGAAATCTGCCAGAGTAAGTACAGGAAAGTATGAGTGTTCTCATTGTGGTAAGGTAGGGCAAGCAACTCTGCCTCCACTTGAGGGACAGAAACGCAGACGAAACAATGCTGCTGTTGATCACATTGATCCTGTCGTATGTCCCGATACAGGGTTTGTAGATTGGAATACTTATATAGAACGTATGTTCTTAGAAGAAGATGGTTATCAAGTCTTATGCTGGGAGTGTCATCACGTTAAGACTAATGATGAACGTAAACGGAGGAAGAAGAAATGAGACATTTAATTATACCTGATACACAGGTTAAACCTGATGAGGATTTATCTCATTTAGAATGGGCTGGTCATTATGCAGTTGAAATGAAACCTGATGTTATCATTCATCTTGGTGATCATTGGGATATGCCTAGCTTGAGTAGTTATGATGTTGGTAAGAAAAGCTTTGAGGGGCGACGATATACCAGAGATATAGAAGCTGGTATAACAGGAATGAAGAAGTTCATGGCTCCTATCTTGGAAGAACAAGATCGCTTAGTTCGTAATAAAAAGAAGCAGTGGAATCCTCGCTTTGTTTTTCTGCTAGGCAACCATGAGCATCGTATTGAACGTGTTATTCAGAATGATCCTAAACTAGAGGGACTCATTAGCCATGCTGACTTCCAGCTAAAGGAGAATGGTTGGGAAGTGTATGACTTCTTAGTACCTGTAGTTATTGATGGGGTATGTTACAGCCACTACTTTACTTCAGGAGTCATGGGTCGCCCTGTGTCCTCAGCTAAGTTGATGTTACAGAAGAAGTTCATGAGCTGTGTCATGGGACATGTACAAGATCGTGACATAGCTTATGCTCGTCGCGCAGATGGTAAGAACATGACAGGTTTATTTGCGGGTATCTATTATCAACATGAAGAAGAGTATCTAAATCCACAGACCAATGGCTCATGGTCAGGACTGTGGGTATTGAATGAAGTAGATGAGGGAAGCTTTGATGAGCTACCTGTGTCTATGAATTATCTGAGGAAACGCTATGTCGTTAACACTGGAAGAGCTGAAAGAACGCTTAAAGCAGTTGGATGAAACACTTGTTCTTGAACTACTGCAACTGGAGAGTGAAGATATTATTGATCGTTATGAAGATATAATCATCAATAACTTTACTGACTTAGAAATACAACTGGAGGATGTAGAAGATGGAGAAGCAGGAACCTACAATTAACTTAGCTGCACTGGAGACTCAGGTAGGAGGCGACCACTACACTAAGCTTGGTATACAGCCTATGGAGTATTCAATGCGCAATAAACTAAATGCTCTACAACACACAGCTATTAAATATATTACTCGTTACCCTGACAAGGGAACTGCTATCGAAGACTTACAAAAGGCACGTCACTGCATCGACATGCTACTTGAATACATGGAGGAATAATAATGGAAGGGCCGAAGACACGACTAAGCCAAGAGGTACACGCAACAAAGTATCGCAGTGAGGGCGAGAGTTTTAAAGAAGCACAGAATAGATTTGCATCCACTCTCGCAGACAGTGAGAAACATTTCTATGAGTTACGCAGCATCCTACTTGAGCAACGTTTCATGGGTGGA